AGTACTTGTACCCGCATGTCAAGGATTTTCTGACAGAACCTAAAATTTTTTGTAACTAAGATAAATTTACATTATATAGGGTAAATAGCAGATGATTCAGCACAGTACGGTGGTTGTCTTTCTTTTTAATGTCTTGAACGCGCATACCATTAATTAGTTTGTCATGCTTTTCTTGATTATCTTTAGCCCATAGTGGTTGAAGGTTAGCTAGTGACCAGCAAATATTAAAGTGATCCACATTGCCTTGATCAAATGCAGCGGCAGGGATTATGTGATCTATATGTATCTCTTTATTAATCACCTTATCCCAAGTCATACCATTGGTGAATAGGTTTTCGATATGTTTTTTAAAGTCCTTAAATGAATATCCGAATGTTCTCTCGAACAATACTAGGCCCCTAGCACTATTTCGAATAGGTACTCTTATTATTTTTCTACATCTTCTAATAATTATTTGAGCGTCTGCATACCAGCAATCATTACAGATCTTGCCGTGTCTACTTTTAAAAGCTGAAGGCTCTTGGATTCGTAAACATACATTGCATTTGTTTTTTACACCAACACCAAGTTCTTTATTTCTTATGTAGTTTGATTCAAATTCAGCATAAGTTAGCTTTCTGCCTTTTCTTATATGCGCTCTATGTCCACTACATACAGAGCATCTGTTTCTACCTGTCTCACGGTATTCATGTGGTCTTTCTTTATTACAAGATGTACATATAAAAGTAGGTTCCAAGTAAGTGAATTTTGTTTTATACTTGCCTGACATTGTTACATTACTCCGAATATTGTGCCAATTAGAAAACGCCCGATGCTGATAACATTGGGCGTTTTTGCATTATATCACGAAACTATATCATACATCCTAATCCGACTCAGCAACGTTACCCGACTAATCCCCAGCAACTCCGCAGCTTTAGATCTATTCCCATTCGTTAAAGCCAAAGCATCTTTAATCAATTGGTAATGGAACTCACGCTCTGCCCCGTGCTGTGCATGGCCTTTGTTATTTAGGATGAATTTTTTTAGGTCCATTACATTTCCTTGAGTTCTGCTAGGGTGGTGTATGAAATGTGGCTCGACATACTCTCATCATCAATATCCTGAAGATCATAAATCCCCATACAGTCCCACGTTATAACAACCCTAACTGGAGCGTCTGATACATAGTCTTTTCGGAACCCCAACCGCTCCAACTCCTTAACAACCTCATCAAGTGGCTGCTGCTCATTAATCTCAATCTTCATGTTGTGCATCTTAGTTCTCCATGCAGTATTGGATGGCTTGCTCTAGTGTCCTAAACATTTCAACATGGACTTCAAGTTCGTACACATGATACAACCAATCCATATGATCAATTTTTATTGTTCTCCCACAAACAAAAATCACATCCCCATCAAAAACCACTTCTGCTTTAATCATTTTCAACTTCCTCAATATAGTCACACACCATGCAAGTTCTATATTTACCAAGATCTCTAAGCTCATGCTTGCATGTCTTGTCATCTGTTTTTAGCGGGTCGATGTAGCCATTACCCATGAAGGGGTGGTACCCTGTCACATCCTCAAGTTCCATTGGTTTTGATAAATCCGCATTCATAACTGTTTCAATAGATTTTTTTGAAAGTTCTTTTTTATCTATGATGTTGCGCATAGGGTCATATAGTTTTCCTCTTTCTTCTTCCTTTCGCTTATCCGCTTCGGCTCTCATTGCGTCTGCGTATTTCCATGACGCATCAATAATTGACATCATATCCTTTAGTGGTGTCGTTGGATTACCGACTAATTTCATTGCAAAATCATGCGCCATAGTTAACTTATCCATCCCTCAATCCTCTTGCTTAAAATATTCTTTGCACTGCGCTTGCTTTGGAACGCATAGCACTTGGTTAAAACTGTTGTAACGCCACTTAGCACCAACTGACTCACACGCTTTAATGTCTTGCGCTTGATTAGATGCGTTGTTGTATAAATACCCACTGCTCAGCGTCAGTAATATCGCAATGAGTACGATAATAAATACTTGGTTGCTTGTCATTTGAATATATTCCGTAAAGCTTCGACTACTTGTTTGATTTCTTCTTCCGTGCGCCATGCGCCGAATTGAATGTAGCATTTTTGCATTGCGTCATTACCCCATCTACCGCAAGCAAAACCCCATGCGTTTCCTGTTTTTGGGTAATAATATTTATCACCATCTTTCGGTTCAAAAGGCGCAGGAACTTCAACCCCATTAATCGTGATTGTTTTTGGTTTAAGGCGGAATTTAACCCGGCCATTACTATCAAAAACACATAAACCATGATCTCGATGCAAAGGATGCCAGCATTCTGATTCATCATAAATTTCCACATCATGGCCTTTTTTCCATGCTAGGAATGCTTCGGTTTCAGTAATTAATTCGCTCATTTCAACACCTCAAGTAAAATATTGTATTGGGCCATTAACTGGCGTTTACGATCCCACCATTTTTCAGCATCTTGATGTGATGATTCTTGCGATGCTCTTTTGTGCATATATTCAATATGTTCTTGAATACCATCTCTCATCTTTTCAATTTCTTGCTGTGTTTTCATTCCACGGCCTCACAATAATAAAATTTTCTATCATCCGCATGGATGGCAATATTTAACTCATCCGCATTACAAACATCAGTAATACGTGTTTCTTCGATATAACCACCATGTAATAGAGTGGTGAATAGGATTAATGCGTACATGCTAGACCACCACCCAATTAAATTCTGCTTTCAAGATAAAACGATAATCAAAATCATCGTCGATAAATTCCAATGCTGTTTCTGTTTCTTTTAGCACTTTGTACACGCTATTCGTAGATAGCCCGCATTGCCCGCGTGTGGACTTTAATTTGATTTCCATAGTCAGATAGCCCAGAAGAATAAACAGCCCACTACAGCGCCAAATAGGGCGTATATAAGACCACTTAGGATTGGATTTTCTTTATAGTTGCCAGTGATTTTGTTTTTCATCGTCATGTTCCTTGGTTACGTGTGTCTTTCTACTGACTTAGCCCCAATTAAGGGGCTGTTCGTTTTATTTAGAATATAGTCTGTAGTAATGGTTGGCTTTTTCCTTTTCATAAGAAACACCAGTTTCTAAACACTCAGCAGATTTCATTATACTGATAACTCCAACTGGAGAATTTACAGAAAATTCAACTTCAAATTTCATATTGCCAATAACTAAAGTTTTCATACCGTATTCCTTTTATCTAGGTTGCTTGTTTCGTTAAATGAGATATTAAAGCTATTTTATTATGTTGTAAAGTATTTTTTTATAAGATGTTAAATTAATTAAATACCAGTAAAACGCTATTTTTGGCATCCGTGCACACTTCACTAACATTATTTCTAAGGTAACTAGGTGCGAAGTGTGCACCGAGTTGATAATCAATCTTATTTAGTGGTTTTAATACGACTGCATTTTTAGGACCTAAAAAACACCTCCGTGCACACATCCTATATATAGTTTCTTAAAGAACTACCCCCCGAAGTGTGCACCAAGATAAGAATTATTATCATTTAATAGGCATAAAAAAACCCGCTAAATGCGGGCGTTTCTTCGATCTGAATACATCATCATTCTGGAATATGATTCCGTTGTTATGACATATCCGCTTTCTCTTTCCTCTCTCGATCCTTTCTGGGTTCGTTTCTTATCCAACCCGAACTTGGTTAGGATCTCTCCAACGGCTTTCACGCTGTCCTTTGGTTTATTGAATGGCTTCACTTTGCCTTTTGCTTCGATCCACTGGCCGTAGCGTTTTGGAATTAAACCAAGTGATGCCAAATAGAATCTGTTCTCATCCATAGATATGCGTTCCACGATTTCTGAGCATTTTTCTTGGTTGAAAATAATCTCCTGGATATTCTGCTCGTCACCATTAAAGATCCGCCGTACACCATCAATTTGCGCCTTGCTGAATTTACGCAGCGAGATATTTTTCTCGCTATCATCCTGTTTTGGTTCTAGTCCACGCAATCGAGTAAAACGGTCTAAGCTGGCAAGGTTCTCAAACATATCTAAATCCTGTTCGTTAATCGCTTCAACTGGTAAATATCCAAGACTTGCCCGGACAAAATACGCTGTCACTTCCTCTGGGTTCTTATCGGCCTGTTTGTATGCTTGAGCCTGTTCATAGGTTATGGATTTAGCCGCTATAACTTTTCGTCTAAATTCCTCTTTTTGGTCCTTTTTGATTTGCTTGATAAATTCCTCAGAATCGCTGGCATTGAAATCATTTAGATCTTGAATATAGATAATCTCGAAGCAGTAATACTGCATGATCCAGTAGAAGCCCGCTGCAAAGTCCGATTTGTAGCATTCATCTGCGATTTTAATACGGGCCATAAATTTACTGTAATCGTTCTCTTTATATAATCCGCCCTCATATTCCGCCGCTTGGCGTAAACCAAGCAGTAATGATTCAGCCGTGACAAGATCATTATTAATACTGTTTTGCTCCATGCATACGTGGTAATCATTCACATAGCGAACACGGGCAAGCATCTGCATAAAATCGGTAGGCTGTTTACAGGTGCCGTTGGCAAATCCTGCGATAAGTGAAAAATGCGGATTATCACGATGCTCAACAGATACACCACTGGAAATAGTAGGCGATGCAATCACCACGTTGTATTTGCGTGATTCATTTTCAACATCGTCATAGAATTTCTTGTTAATCGACTTCGCGTCACTATATAGCGCGATGATTTTACGATTCATGCTTTTTGGCAATGATTCGTTATTAAACGTCATGTTAAATAATTGCTCTAGGGCCTTAGCCATCGTTGCTGATTCAACAGATACCCAAACATTCTGACCCATAGTCACAGTTTTAATAATCTTCTGGATTAAGTCGCCTTTCTTCTCATACATAAAGCATTTACGCTCACGACTGCGATCTGGAAGTTTCTCAATGATGGTAAATTTCTCCTCTGGTCTAGCCTGTTCAATTGAATCTAGCGTGATTTCATCAATAGAAGCATCGGCAACAACAACACGGCCACACTCATTCATTAACTTGCGTAGGCCATAAAAAATCTGCTCACTGTCTGCGCCTTTTACGTTGCAAATCTTAGATGATGTAAAACGCAATACTTGACTGATTTCATCAATTGCCAATGCATTTACACGATCAATGAATGGGCGATATTTCTTCACCTCGATAGATGGTAAACAAATAGCCATGTTATCAACCGAATCACAGTTATTTACTTTTGAGTAATTTGAAATCTCAAGTTTATTAGATAGATCCGAGATTAGACTGATAAACGGAGCCGTTGCCAAAAATGGCTGGTCCTGACGTTTTGATTCATCACAGAAAGGCTTAATAATGTCTTTGGTTTTCCCAGCTGCTGTTGGTGCTGTAACAATCACCATAGGCGTATCAATATCATTGATGCTGATTTCTTTTAGCTCGTTTACAGCAATGTAGTCGTGCTTTTTCCAGTTCTTCGGCTTGATTGCCGTCATAGCTAATGCATGGCGATTATTCACCATAAAACGGACACGACTCATAATTGATGTGATGGTTTTTGGGTTAATGCTGTCCGTGTATATAAACTGCTTCAGTTGGTCATAATCCATAGAAACAGGGATATTTTTTGACAGCATAATAGCCAGTGTCATTGCAGAGCTTGCTGCGAGTTTATGATCACTGGATTTCAGGTTAGCAATTAGATTATTTTGCTTGTCTGCGACGAAATTTAGTTTCCAAGCATCATAAAAGAAAACATTACTTACCACTGGCTTATAAACATGATGTTTAGGTGTGAGCTGTCGTCTGGTTTCTTCAATACCCTCAAGCATACGAAGATCATCGAAATCCGTCGGCTTGGTGCTTAAGTCCTTAAATAATGGATACATAATATCGCAGTCATTATAGATACTTGCTTTTGTGGCCTGTTTGATACCACTGTTTGATTTCTTGAATTGGTCGTTATCTGCTGCAATGATTAGGCGTGAATATGGGAAATGCTTACGCGCAATACGTGCCACGTTTGGTAAGTTTCCGCTGTCCATAGCGACATAGACCATTTTGCCGGTCGCAAGATGAACCGTTGCACCAGTAGCCCAGCCCTCAACAAGATAGATAATATCTGTATCACCATCTAATAATGAATAGGTCCCAGACTTGCGAGCACCGCGCAGATACATTTTATCCGTAGGTGTGCTGTCTTCAGTAAGTTTAATTTTGGTCGGCAAAATACCCTGTAGAGAAACAAGATTTTTATTTTCATCATACAGTGGGACCAATAGCGTGTTTGGTACTGTCTTTCTGTACGTCTGGTTAGATAGATAAAAACGCCATTCACCAGAACGCAGATTAAGCGATGGTAATGATTTTTTATCTAAATATGGATGTGAAATAACTTGAGTGCAAGAATCCCACCACTGGCGTGATATTTTCGCCATAGTTGCATAAACTTGCTCTAGTTTTTCCTGTTCTTGCTGCGCCTTTTGAATAACTTCCGCCTGGCGTTGTTCACGTTTCTTTAATTCCTCTTTGCTAATGCGCTGATAGTCATCAGATATTTTAAAGCCTAACTGTTGAGCTAGAAAAATGAGTGTACCAACGGTACGGCCACCAAATGGTTTTGCAGAACGCCAAACACTTTTAGCTGCACCGATTTTATAATCGTTACTGTTTGATGACCAATCATTCCACATATCAAATCCAGCTTCACCAAGCTCGGATTTAATACACATTGCCATCGCTACCCATTCTTCACGATCATCATAATCCATGAATGATAAGGCTTCAGCTATCTTTGACTCAGTCAACGCCTTGTATGTTGTATCGTTTATCGACATGATGTAAAATAGACCCCGTGTATATGCAACTGCACAAATTTAAACCCCGACTCCAATCGGGGTTTTTTAATTCTATACTTAAATTAATTTATTCATAGTCTTGACATAATTATTGTCCAGTAAAAATTGATAGACCAGTTCGCCAAGCTCTATTTTCTTTTTTAATGATTTTGGTGTGTACTGAGATATTCTTAACACCTGTGGCTGACTACCAACAAAATACAAGATTGTACGTGTTTTTGGTGGTGAACCTTGCCACTCAATAATTGCAGATGATACCTCTCCATATCTTGCGTAGTTGACGGAAACAAATATTTCCCGAACATCATCTGTTCTGTATCCTGAAACATTGTCTAAATAATTTCTTAGTTCGTTTGCGTTCACCCCGCCATCTCCATTTGTACCGCATAATCTTCAAGAATCAGGCTTACAATATAATCCTGCTTATTTGGCTGATCTTTAAGAATTGCATAAGCTTCACGATGTTTTGCATTCTCGAGATTCAGTTTCATTGAAATCTGTTTGCATTTTTTTGCGTAGTTTTCAGCAGCTCGTTGCTGGTAATCTTTCATTGGTTCACCTCACTTAATATATTATAGAGTATATACTATATAACATTATTATTTCAACACAAATAAAAAACCACTGCTAGAGTGGTTTAATAACAAAGTTTTTATCAGGTCTAATTAATCTTAAAGAGCCATCCATTGCCACATAAACACCATCTCGGAATAACTTAAAATAAATAACTGGATAGGTTTTGCTATAATGCGTCGCCCCCTCTGGAGCATTCTTTTTAATTTCGGTCATTTTAGAAGCTCCCTAATCTTCTGTGCCTGTTAGTGCTGCGCTTATCTCTCCAGCCAATTCCTCAATGGTTGAAAAGCTCCCCGTGTAGTATTCATTCATAAGCTCTTTGATTTCATCAATCTTCTTCTGCTGTTCTTGGAATGCGTACCATGCGCCACCAATAAACATAATAGCCTCCATACGCTCTTGATTATGCTTAAACATAACAACCGTGTATTGGTTTATTTGCTCGTTATACCAAATCCCATGCTGCTTTAATTTTTCCGAAATCTCAGGCAATTTCTCGAATTGTTCACGCATTTACACTCTCCAAAAAAATATATTTATTTAGTAGCCCTATTTCTAGGGCTTTATTTATTATCGGTTACGTTCTAATGATTCGGCTTTTAATGCGGCGTAAGCGATGCAATCTTCAGCACTGTCTTGGTGATAGCTTTCACGGGACCACTGGCGAACATCCTTCAGCAATTGAAGTAAAAGCCAAACCTCTGACTCTGTTAAATCCTTACCGGTGATCGCATTAAATGCTAAGGCTGTCTTAGCTGCGGATCTTTCACCACCAGATTGATCGTAAGTGTTTGCACGCTCTTTAATGTGTACCAGTGCAGCGTCTGCAATTTCGTTTGCTGTGCGCATTAACTCTACTGGATTAAAAGCAAAATCCTCCATGTCTGTGTTAAATGGGAGTTGTTCACTATCAATCAATTTAAAATCTCCAAAATCTTTTCCGTGCTCTGTCTGGTTAAACTCCTTAATACTTTCAATTAGTCGTTCGCCATTTTTACCCTGCATTAAATATTCAGTTTCACTCTGACGATACTCCTCAGCACTCGCAACCTTGTCGTTTATGGTTTCACGTTGCCATAACAACTCCCCACCCTTAATAATACCATCCACCCAAATATCAGGAACTTTACCCCAGTGAGGCGGATTAATTTCATCCTGCCAAATTTCAGAAAATTTATTTCTGTAAAAACAAAGACCCGAATCGCCATGAAAATACTTTAAAATCTCAACACCATCAGGAACTTCAATAACCCCCTCACCCTCTGCATTCTCAGCGGTAATTAATTTATAACCGTCATCGGTTTTTAATAGATACTCTTTCATTTCTTTTTTCTTGATTGGCTTTAAATCATTTGCACAATCGGAAAGAATCCACTTATTATTTAAGTAGAAATATTCTTTAGAGCCTTGAACTAAAAATGGCGTATTAGTTCTAAAATTTATATGCGTTGCATCCCCAACATCATTCCGATTCAATACAACCATGTCCTTCAATTGTGGAATAGTGATTTCTCTTTTTGCATCAAGACCATGCCCTTGAGCTAGTGTTTTCCCTTCGCAATAAGCTGTAATGTAATTAAAACTAGGGCTAATTTTGTAATAAACAGCACCAATATCAATCCACTTGTAACCCAAATCAAAAAACAACTCCTGCGCTTCTTTACTTTCATTTTCATTAGAAACTTTAATCTTTAAGTTATCCATGAGTTACCCCCGCCAAAACCAATAAAACACACGTTAAGCTACATAAAGCAGCAAGAATAATTGACAGCTTTTTATCTTTTTCTGAGAAAGCCAATTTTGTTAAAAACAATCCTGAAAAAAACCAAATCGCAGCAAATAGGTAATAAATAATATCCATTTTAAATCCTCTGTAAAAATACCCCGCCGAAACGGGGCTTTAAAATTATCGGCCTAAAGCAACTAAGGCTGCGTTATATGCTTCTGTATCTTCTTCTTTAATAAATGTGCCGTTATAAACAACACCTTTACGGTCCTTAATGTCGTTGTAAGCAACAGAAAGGCATTCTTCTAGTGTTGCCTTATGGTTACGGGCAATACTGCTTAATGTATTAATTGCGCGTTTAAATAAACCGATGTGGAAAAAGTTAGCGTTATGCGCATAGCCAACAATCTCTGGAAGTGTATTAAATAAAACCAGCGCCAGCTCTTTGCTTGAGCCATCAGCCCAATCTAGCGATTTAAAGTTAAGTTGAGAAAGCGACACATCTAATTGCGCGGCAAGAATAGTTAAAACCACCAACGTATCACCTACATCATCCTTAATATCTCGGCCTTTACCGATATTGTCTGCAAGCTCACCAGCCTCTGAAAATAATTTCATTGCTTGGTCAATTGGTCGAGTACCGCGAAGGATGTTTCGATCTTCAGCCCATTGTTCAACTTTTAAAATTAAATCGTTCATCACTTAACCTCTGTTTTGCTAGATAAAAAATCAAATGCTTTTCGAACATCTTTTGAGATGAAAGAAAATAAAACGATTACCAACACAATACTTACGCCGTTCACCCAATTGGAATCATTTAGAACGGCTGGAGACGAATACAATAATTGATCAAGTAGTTTTACCAGTCGTGAAACTAAAAACAACAATAAAAAGCTAATACCATTAATCAAAGTTTCTTTTAGCATTTAAATTTCCTCTGTTTGAAAGTTAGAGTATAAAATATTATTTTATACTCTGCAATATAATTATACTGCTACTGGTGCATTAATTTTTCCTAGATGTTCATAACCATCCAAGGTGAAATCATTTTCCGTGTAATCAAAGAATGGTTTTTGATTAACCATTAACCATGGAAAATCTAAAGGTGTTCGGCTTAACTGCTCTTTTGCTTGTTCGATGTGGTTCTCATACAAATGAACATCACAGCCTTGATAAACAAGCTCACCAACTTCATAACCTGTTTCCAATGCAAGCATGTGGGCTAACACAGCATAAGATGCAATATTAAACGGTAAACCTAAGAAAACATCTGTTGAGCGCATACGGAATAAAAGGTTTAATTTATTCCCAATAATCACAACCTGAAAATAATTGTGACAAGTATCTAATGCTTGCTCGTCTTTATCCTGTGGATTTGAAGCAGTCACATACAATCGGCGTGATGTTGGGTTTGTTTGTATCTCATCAATAAGCCATTCGAGTTGGTCGAAACCACGTTGAACACCAAGAAACCCTGCACCAGCTCCAAAATTACGCCATTGATGACCATAGATTTTCCCTAGCTCACCATTTTCATCAGCCCATTCATTCCAAATAGTTGAGCCACGTTTAAGCAAGTCATTATTGTTTGTGCTTCCTGAAATAAACCAAAGCAACTCAGCAACAACCGATTTAAGTGGAACAAATTTAGTTGTTAAGAGTGGAAAGCCTTTCTGTAAATCAAAGCGCAATTGATGCCCGAATAAAACACGAGTTCCTGTTCCTGTGCGGTCATCTTTGTGTGGTGCGTCAAGTAATTGAGCTAATAAATCTAAATATTGTCGTTCCACCTTTACTCTCCTAAACCATAATCACTTGTATCAATATCAACACCGCAGAACGGGCAGAACGAAAGTGGAAAATAGCCTTTCTTTTTTACAGGGGTATGTGTCATAACTCTAGTTAATTCCTCACCAGTATCAGTTAATGTTGCTGACTTAATGGATTGATCAAAAACACCCATTTGGAATGCTTTTTTTAGATTCTCACACATCTGGATTGAGCATCCTTTTTCTCTTTTCTCACAATGTTCCATCTCTCACCTCTCTATACAAACGAATTAATTTAAATTTCACGGTATCCACTGAATGCGCTCTTTTACACAATCCGTTGTACCATTTCCCCGTATCTTTAATATAAGCCGGTACATTCCCCAGCTTATAATCTTCTATCTGCCCTGCTAAGCGTTTACGCTCAGATTTTAACGCTTTAATTGCTGTCTTTAACTGATCTATTGAGTAATCAGTCGGTATTCCCTGGAACAGCCTGTCGTACTCTATCGGATTCATACAGCACCGCATTACTCGGTATATGTTTTAATAATTCAAGCTGCTTATCACATCATTCTTTTCTAGCCTTGAATCGGCTATCTCTGTGTGGCAGTGGCTTGATGTGCCGGTTGTTATAAACCGTATAGTTACCACTAACCGCAGCCATTTCTTTTGGATCTCGAACTAAATACGCCATTCGATGAACTCCAGACCACCGTTCGAGCGTTTAACGTCATGGCTATTAATTAAATAAATAATAATTTCCTGTGACTTGGTTTTTTTGGCACCATTATCAGCAAGTGCATTAATTAGATCTTGCTCAGCCATAAATCGCTTTTCACGCATTAAATTCAGTGCATATTCTTCGTGATGGCAACGCTGGCGTACTTTGCGTATTAACATTGGGTTATCAAACATTTACTATTATCCTGTAAGTTTTATGCGATTCTATAAAATAAAATATTATATGTCAACAAGAAAAACGACCTATTTAGGCCGTCTTTCCGTTTTTAATATCTTCTATAAATTGGACCATCTCTCCAGGTGATGTGATCAATCTATATGGCACACCGAGCTGCTCAACTCGCTTCTGCCATTGCAACTGCTCAGGTGACTGCCTACCCCCCTTTGGACGCTTAAATTCTGGTGCAAAAAATATTGGCACTGTCTTACCTAACCACGATTCATCAATCACCACTGATACACACCCCAAGGCATCAGCACTGCCAATTACACCCACTTTAACCGCTTGGCCTGAGCGTGTATATAAGGTCCCAACATGGTTACGATAAATATAAACACCTTTCTGCTCAGATGCAGCGCACAGGCTTAACGCTTGTACATTGTTTTCTTGCTTCGGTGTGAACTTAGTCCAGTCTGTCATTTGATGCCTTTTAAAAATTTCCACACTTCCCATGCGGCCTGAGTGGTTGGATGTTGATATTTTGGCTCAGTCTTCATTGGCGTCCCAATATAAAGCCCTTTTATTTTTGCATATTGTTCAAAAGTCATCTTATCACCTCATTAGAAAACGCGGAATTACCCGCGTTTCTTCATTTTTAAATATTGTGCATAGGCTTCTGATTTCGGTTGCGTCATACCAAGACCTTTGCACCACCAATCATTTCTAAGCAAAACCTTACACATTCTGCGCCATGATGGAACCCATTGCTTATTTTCAAGTTCTGTTGGTGCTGAGTCTGGGATCTCGCCAGTGTAGCCGCGTTTTCTCCAGCCTTTAATGTGTGCCTTAAATCTTTCAACATAATGATCTCGACTCACTTCCGGCAATGTTGACAACAGAAGATTACAGAATGATTTATAGGTATGGCCTGGTGGCAACGTGATCTTGTTGTATCCATTAATATTCCCAGTTTCATTAATGTATAAGCTACCACTGTTAGCGCCATTCACTCGGGCAACAACTCGATACCAAGATTCAGGCTCCAAGATATGATAGAGCCATAAACCTTGTCGTTGATCATCACCGTAGGGCTGGCAAAGTCGTTGCTTGCTTAATGGAACACCAGCTTTATGCATTAAATCATAAACCCCATTGCTATCTTTATGTGTAATTGAGTGATAAACCCAAATATCTTTAGTGCGCCAATCATAGATTGGGTAAACATTAAAAACATTATCAATTACATGTGTTGTCCACCGCTTACCACCATGCATTTTTTTATCTGCGATAGCGATAGTACGGAAACGGTTTAATGATTCATCACAGCGAATACCTACAAATGTAGCCATGCTTGCACCGTCCGCATACCAATCTGCAAACATCGTAATAAATTCTTCAAACTCAAGACGTGGTACAAAGAAATCATAAGGGCAATTTTGCATATTAATAACACCAGGAAACTTAGGCATATCACGCACCCATAAATCCTTTGCATCCTCATCCCAGCAAGTCCAAGACGGCTGATAGGTTGAAACAGCGTTCCGTAATTTGATTGGTAAGCAAATCCAATGCAGCTCGATATAATCTTTATATGCTTCAAACATTCGTTGAGCGTGATCGGATGTGTGGTTATATTGCGCCTCAAAATCAATAAGCATTACACAGACTTTTCGATTTCTAAGGATAGCCTCCTCCATTACAAGGTGGAACATAACAGAGCTATCCTTACCACCAGAAAAAGAAAGCATGATCTTTTCAAAGTTATCAAATGCGTAGCTAATACGCTCTTTAGCTGCTGTTAGTACGTTTTTATTTACTGGTTTTTTAAGTTGCATGGTTTTTCTCTGATTAATTAATAAAGATCTGCTTTTGATTTGCTTTGAGATTGCTCCCAATTTAATTCACTTCTTCCATTGGCTAAAAGCCATTTATTTAAATACTCATGAGCCTTTCGATCTGCTGCGTCCTTTTGTTCATCTGTTAGCAAATTGTAACCACCACAGAATCGTGAAGGAACTCCGGTGTATAAGCACATAGATGCTTGCCCTAACCATGCGATACGGTTCATTTTTTCGTTTGTTAAGTAGTGCTCACATGAGTATTTCCACTCAACGATAACACGCTCTAAAACAGACTCGAATAATGGAATATCTGCAAGAAAAGCTCGATATGCTTCTTCACACTCACTAACAGTCATACCAACAGGTGGCTTATCTTTATAGAACCCAGCAGGGAAACATTCCCAATCTTGCCACTCATGGAAAATACGCGCTTCATCATCTTGATCTAGTTGCTCAACATCTGATTCATCAATGACACGATCATTATCCTCCATGATTACAGCATCCCATGCCTGGCTAAATGAGTCGCTAGAAAATACATCTTGCAAGCCAGATACCTGACATAGACGCAAAATCTCATCTTCATCCATACCTAAGTTTTTAGCAATCTTGGCATCCGACCAGTTACGTTTTTTTAGTTCAATCACGATCTCAGACATTGATTCAACTCGGTGTTTACCGCGCGCTCGGTTATGTCGAATAGTTGATGCCATACGATCAGTCTTATCTTCCTGAGTAGAACGAATCTGAACAAGTGGTAAATAACCGTGAACTCGAGTATTAATCTCTGGATACTCCTTACCACAGCGATTACGGTGGAAACCATCAATCACTTCATACGTATCATCTGTATCTGGCATTGATACGATTGGCTGCGTATAACCATCTGCATTGATAGAAACACGTAGTAGCTCCATTTCCGGCGGTGCAACACTATTCGGGTTATAGTCATTCGCGTGAACATTATTTCCCTTAACCCACTTAACAAAATCCACTGGCTCATTTTTAAATGGGCTGACTTCGTGAACAGCTTCACGAATTGTATTGATTGCATCAATACGCTGGTCAATTGGTAAATCTTTAATTTCATTAATTAGGTTATTTAGTAAAGTATTCATTGCTTTTCAGCTCCTCTGTGAATATGTCTCTATCTTATAAAATAATATTTTAGATTGCAAGCGATTATGCAATCTTTTTTGCTTCTCTAGCTGCATGAATGCGCAAAGCCCAGCCTTTTGGGTTTTTATAGCCGCGTGTTTTGCCTAGCTCTATAAGCTCCTCTAATGACTCAGCACGCGATTGCTCCCTTTTCTTGCTCCACTTCAATTCGTATTTCATGCGGGCCTTATCTTCGTCAGTCAACTCAACTAAATCACCGTCCTTTTCCTCAACCGTGCGAACCTGTAGCGGATAAACAAAACCACACTCAGGACACGACGGCTCTGGAAGATGTATCCTGAAGCATTTAGGGCATGTTCTAACTGAAATAGCTTTTTCGTCTTGGTTGCGTTTTCCTTTAACCTCACCCTCAAGACTCCATTCGCGCTCCATGTCTGGCAGGCCGTGGCGTAGGCAATTACCCGCATGATCATACCAATACGCTATTTTGCCTTCCTTGTAGCGCAATACTCGCCCGACACGCTGAAGAAATCTGATTAATGATGTGGTAGGACTTAAATCTATCAAAACATCAATAGTTGCACCCTGAATCTGGGATATAGCTTCTAAATCAAAACCCTCATCGACTAAAGATTCACAGCAAAGAATCATGTACTTACCCATAGCGTAATCAGTAATCGCTTTTCTTCTCTCGGTGTCTTTCATGCTTCCATCTATATGAATAGCCGTAATACCACTTTGATTCATCTTTTCAGCGGTATATTTCGATGCTTCAATAGATACAGAAAAGCAAATACCTTTCATTCCAAATGCAGGGCCATTCTTGTAACTTGAGATTGCGTCACCCGTGATACTAGGCTTATCCAAAACCTTATCAAGTGATTTTGATGTAAAGTCTCCATCTTTATCGAGTCTTGATCCAGAAAGGTCCCACTGCTTATTTACTGTGTAAACCTTGTATTTCGACAGGTAATTATTTTCTATCAACCATCCCATGCTTGGACCAACAACCATTGCATCCGCGAACCCTCCGAAAGCTCGGCCCATTCCGATTTTATCTGTTCTTGCGGGTGTGGCACTCAATAACAAAACCTTTGCAGATGGGTACATTTCAATAAGCTTAGACCACTCACTACCTTGTACATAATGATGCCCCTCATCAGGGATAATCAAATCTGGTTTAGGTAGTTTATCCAATCTATTATTAATAGTTTGCACAGATCCTACAAATATTGTACTTTGCGGATTCCAGAACACTCTGCCGAAGTTTCTGTATTGAGCCATTTTAATTGAGCCTAGTTTATTTTTTGGGACTATTAAATTATGCTCAATACCAGCCTTGCAAAGTGTTAATGATAGCTGCTCGATCAATTCTGTTTTGTGAGCCATTGCATAAGTCACAGATCCCTTTTTAGCCGCATTACTGGCTACATACATAAGAACTACAGACTTACCCCCTCCAGTTGCTAAGACATAAAGAACACAATTAGCACCCTTTAAAAACTCTGCACGAACTTCATCTATTCCTTTTTTTTGATACGGACGCGGTGTAATCATTTTTTTCTCACAGGTGTTGATATTGACTTTTCCAATGTCCAGCCATAATTATTAATTCTATTCTTCAGTGTATTGAAATTGATTCCGGTTTTATCTGACCAATACCTAAGATCACCTGTTTCACCATTTAGTTCGTAAAAAACAGATATTGTTCTATTTCTTGGTTGTAATTCATTTCTAACCCAAGTGCAATTTTTTGGGCAATAATCATCATTAACATTAATGCGCTCAATGGTTAGACCCTCTCTGTATCCAGATTCAATGGCCCAATCACAGAATACTTCCAGGCTCAACCATTCATCACAAATGGTTATGCCTCTACCACCATAATGAGGATAATCTTTGCAGTTTTTATTTAAGCATCTTTGCTTTATTGCTCTATGAACCCAAGTCAATCTTTTGTGAGTTTTATAGTAGTCATGGCTTGATGTTTTCCAGGTCTTACAGCCGCAACCATTAGCACCAGCGTTACATGAATTAGGTTTTAACACACCTTTCTCTACAGTGTTTCCGCATTCGCATTGATACAGCCACAACCATTGGCCATGCTTGTTTGTTCTTGTTGGTCTAATAGCTGTTAATCTACCGTAAACTCTGCCAGTTATATCTGCTCTATGATTAGCCATACTATTTAACCCTCGTAACAAAAACATCATTACCAACTTGAGTGCATGAAAACTTATAACCAAGGTTATTTCGTTTTTCATTTTGAATTGCTGAAACAGTTGCAGCGCGACGACTGGTATCCTTGAAGATGCGCGTCTCACCAACTTCAAATTTATCAAAAGAATATTTAGACATAATTAAAACCTCTAAAATGTTTACCTATAGTATATTAATATTTACCTATAAGCAATAAAAAGACGCATTAAATGCGCCTAACTTTCTGTCGCAAATATATTAATCTAATCGTTTATTGGCTTTGATTTCTGCATCGGTGGCGTGTCTTTCAATCATTGAGTGTGAGAATCGTCTGCCTTGCCACATCCCATATCCCCATGCACCCTCATAAACATATTGAATTTGATAAACATCTTCATGACCATCAATAATTACGCAATCACCTGCTTCATAAATCCCATGCTCTCGGCGGTATTGGAGAAGTTCTAGTTGCTTCATTTGTTGCCAATTCAGTCCGTATCTAAAAAACCAAGCGCATGAACTTTGCTTGGTATACTCATACCCACCCAATTGCTCTATTAAATTCATACCAACTCCGCTAACTCTGGATTCAAATCACTTGCTGACAAACCTGTCAACTCCATTAATTTTTTGGTCACTGGTAACGTCATTCGATGCTTACCGGTTACTAAATTACTAGCATAAACCTGCGTTACACCTAAATACTTGGCAATCTCACCAACACGACCCAGCTCGCTATATACCCATTCTTGTAATGGTGTTTTACGTGGCTCATTCATTAACTCACTCACCGTATGACCTGTGAGCATATATAGTTTACGCGCGTGCTTATGCAGGAACGGACGCTCACCATTAATCAACCATTCAGCCGACCGCTTACCAACACCTAAAGCATCTGCCACTAATGCCACACGTTCAGCATCATCAGCAACCCAATCTTTCAAAACAGACATCTTTTTAACTCCTTTCAATATTTTCTATATTAAAACATAAAAAAATACTTTACAAGGTAAAAAATAATGATAATATGACCGAACCGAAACAAGATAGAGTTTAACGGAATGACTCCAGCAACTTACGAACAATATATTAATCACATTGGTTTTGCTTCATACGTGTACCAACACGAACACACATTAGATGAACACATTACGCATGTGTTCACTATGAACGGTCGCCGCGTAGCTCAGATTGTACGTGGTGAAGAAACTTTATATTTTATTGAGAAGTAATATAAATGACTGCTGCATTAATTTTAGGTCATAGCGGATCTGGTAAAACCACCAGTTTACGCAACCTTGACCCAGAGAATACTTTGCTACTCCAAGTGGTAAAGAAATCTCTGCCGTTCCGTTCTAAGAACTGGTTGCCATACAACAAAGAGAATCCAAAAGGTTCGATTTACCATACCGGACCCGATTCTCAGAAGATCATTAACATCATGAACAAGACAGATAAGCAAGTGATCGTTATTGATGACTTTCAATATTTAATGTCTTTTGAGTTAATGAATCGCACCAGCGAACGTGGGTTTGATAAATTTACTGATATTGCCAAACACGCATTCGATGTGTGTGAAGCTGCGACACAGTTAGGCGGTGATAAGGTTATTTATATCCTTTGTCACTTAACATCTGACGAGCAAAACGAGCGCATGAAAACCATCGGCAAAATGCTAGATGAAAAAATTGTGCTTGAGGGCATGTTTACCATCGTATTAAAAACAGTGGTGACTAATGGTGTGTATGAGTTTTCTACTACAAACAGTGGCAGCGACACCGTAAAAACACCGCTTGAAATGTTTGAAAACCAACGCATTCCAAATGATTTAAAAATCGTTACAGAAGCAATCCTAAACTACTAATTGAGAGAGAAACACAATGTATTCATTACCAAAAACTGCTGCTGAAATCAAAGCTAACGTAGAAAAAGCGTACAGCAAACCAATGTCTAAAAACATTAACGAGTCTGGAAAATACAATCTCATGATTGATGTTGCTATCTGGACCGACTTCGGTGGTTGGAAAGGTTTAGAACTTCATCTTGTTGATGAGAATGAGCAAAAAACACGTATTGGCCTGACTTATGAATCAAACACTGGTGAGCGTTTCTTTGGTGCTGATACGCTTGATTCAATTATGGTGTGTACTGGTGTTAAAAACCTAACTTCTGCGCCTGATTCTTATGTGATGTGGTCGAAAGTAGAGCAATCATTTACAGAGCAAGATGTAAACGGATGCCCTGAATTAAAAGGCAAATGGGTAACTGCTTTATTGCAAAAACAATTGGATGCTTATCAAGGCCAAAACGGTGTGAAAGAATCTGAAGGTATGCGCATCTATGGTATTTACCAGATCAAAACAGAACTTTCAGCAAATGAAATTATGGATAAAGTGACCATTGCGGATGATATTGTTGAAGCTGCTGCAAACCTTGAAAAGTCACCATTGTTCATCACTAAGCGACATAAAAACTTAATGGGTGCCGCTCCACAGCAACAGCAAGCTGGTGCTTATGGTAAACCTACACCAGCGCCGACAGACTATGACGATGACCTTCCGTTCTAGTAAACCATTGATTTAATTAAACAAAATCCGCTTGAAATATAGCGGATTCTTTTAGGATTTATAATGAAAAAAGAAAACGTAATGATTGACCTTGAAACATTAGGCACTAAACCTGATAGCGCAATTCTAAGCATCGGAGCTGTAACCTTTGATAAAAATGGGATTGGCGAAGAATTTTATGTAAATGTTGATCTTGATAGTCAGTTAAACAAATTCAATGATCGAAAAATTGATCCAGATACTTTTTATTGGTGGGCTAAGCAATCTTCGGAAGCTGGCAAAGCATTAGAATCTGATCGTAAACAAATTGGTGATGCACTATCAATGTTTGATTTTTGGCTTTTTCAAAACACAGATCAAGAAAAAGTTAAAGTATGGGGTAATGGTTCCGATTTTGACAACGTGATGTTAACTCATGCTTTTGGTTGTCAAAAATGGAAGTTTTGGAATAATCGCTGTTTTCGCACTTTTTTAGCATTAACCAATGCTGAACGAGTAAAACCATTAACAGCGCATAATGCTCTTGATGACGCAAAAGCACAGGCGCAAACATTAATTAACTACTGGAATAAATAAAAATGACCTCATACAATGACGCAAAACTAGATACTTTAATTCAAGATCCAATTGCAGAAATGCGCCGAACCGTTGCCACACCTGAAGAAATTGAAGCACTAAACTACCTTCAAGACCTTGATTTAATGAATGGCGCAATTGACACGCAAGGCCAACCAATTCGCGCTGACGATAAAATGATTATTCGTGGCAAGTCGGATGTAAACCAATTAATTCCATTTAAATATGAGTGGGCTTGGCAGAAATATCTTGATGCATCTGCGAACCACTGGATGCCGCAGGAAGTTGCGATGACTAAAGATATTTCGCAGTGGAAAACAGAGGGCGAACTTACTGAAGACGAACGTATGATCGTGATGCGCGCTTTGGGCTTTTTCTCTACTGCTGACAGTGTAGTGATGAATAACCTAACACTTGCCATTAATGAGTGGATTACATCTCCTGAACACCGCCAGTACATTGCCACGCAAATTAAGGAGGAATCAATACATCAACATGCGTACCAGTACATTATTGAGTCGCTTGGCATGGATCAAGAATTTGTTTTCAATATGTACCGCAAAGTACCAAGTATGACGGCTAAGTCTGCATGGTGCATTCACCACACCGTTGATGTATCAGACCGCTCTAAGTTTGCCACTGAAGATGATTTCGATAGAGCTATGCTGAAAAATCTAGTCTCTCAGTATGTGGTTATGGAGGGTATATTCTTTTACTGTGGTTTTGCATCTGTGTTATCTATGGGCCGACGAAATAAACTACCAGGAACGTGTGAGCAATTCCAATACATCTTACGTGATGAGTCGATGCATTTAAACTTCGGTGTTGATACATACAACCAGATTAAGATTGAGCAGCCACATCTATTCACGCCTGAATTTAATAAGCATGTCCGTATGATGGTTATCTCTGGTACATTGCTTGAAATTGCATTTGCACGCGATACGGCTCCGCGCGGAATTTTAGGATATAACGCTTCAGATATGGAAGATTACCTGAAGTTTATTGCGGACCGTCGATTGGAACAATTGGGCCTTGAGGTATTCTTTAAAGTTAAAAATAATCCTTTCCAGTGGATGAGTGAAATGATGGATTTACGGAAGGAACGTAATTTTTTCGAGCGGAAAATTTTAGACTATCAGAGTTCTAGTTCATTAAGCTGGGATGATTTTTAATACCCACATATAAAAGAACCCTCTTAATTGAGGGTTTTTTGTTTAGTAAGCCTGTTTTGGATTACCTACTGGTCCAAGTGGATCATAACCTTCATCTTGAATAGAAATCATTCTGCGAACCTGAAAAACCCAAACCTTGAGCATGTCATTTAATCGCTCATTTTTGTATGGTCTATCTTCATCCTCAATTGGATCATGCTTAACGAAATCATCGTCATTAAATCCAAAATTAATTTTAGCGTACTTCTCAAACTTAACTGTCATGTGCATGCCCTCTGATTTGATTAAATATTATGCCATAAAAAACCCGCATTACGCGGGGTTTTTTTTATTTAGGTGGTTCGGGTAATGGTTGCCAGTGGGTTACATTGGAAACATCAAAACCGTATTTAGTGAATTTGCAGAAGTCAAAATGTATAGGGTTGTGAATTCTTCGAGAACTATAAACCATTACATACTCTCCAAGCTCAGGCAATCTTTCCTCGACACTAATCCAACTCATAAAAAGCACCCCACTACCAAGCAAGCTAAACCTAAAACAATCACACCAATGGCTAAATTTAACTGGTTGCGTTTTTCGCGATACAGATCTTCAAAAGATTCTGCTTTCTTCCACAAATGATTGCCCCACTTTTTCTGCTCTACAAGATCATCATTCACTGACTTATATTTTTCATCAACATCATCAATGATTCGTTTAAGTCGGTGGTTCTCAGCAATCAATTCAGCGCTCTTATCCTGAGACTCGCTTAATCGTTCCGATAATTCCGCAATAATCTGATCATCACTTTTAAACACTTCACCACAGATCACTTGGTTAATCATTGCAATTAATTCTTTCTGTTTATCTGTTGTGCATCCGACTCGCTTAATCTCTGCCAGATAGTTACGGGTCTTACCAAGACGACGACTTAACTCGGATTGTGAGATGTTGAGCTTTTTCATTGCTACTTCAATTGTTAATTTTAAGTGTTGCATTTAATTCCCCTGTTAAGCTACTGCGACTAAATAAGCTAAGTAAAATAAAGCACCAGCAAGTAAGATAAAGAATCCGCCAATGATGCAGCGCAATAAGTACCAAAATAATTTAAAAACCATTGTCTTATCCTCTGTTTAAGATAAATCTAATATATTTTATACAATAGGTATTGTAAAGTATTATTTTATATAATACGATAACAGGTATTACATAGGAGACTATAAAATGATCCTTGCAATAATCACCGTAATAATCGGACTTAACATATCTTTCTTAATCCACAAAGGACTAATTTAAATGAACACATACTTAGACGACGCATCAGCATGGAATAAAGCGAACGCATATCAGCCTAAACAGCATATTGATGATGATATTGCTATTCAGAAAGCAAACAGCCTGATCCCAGAACGTCAAATCATCCGTTTCAATAAGTCACCAGCAGCTCGACCGGTTAAAAACTTTAACGACATGGATTTTGATGAGTTATCAGAAGTCTATGCAAGTGAACGCATTAAGTTAAAAGAGTTCTTTTCATTGCCTGAAGAAATGCGCAAAGAATTGAACGTCATGCTTGAGAAACACTATAAACGCATGACAGCAGCTCGAATCCACATGATGCGCGCTGCCAATCCCGAGCAAACATTATTGATTGCTGACTATGAAGAAATGAAAGTAAACCTTGCAAAACGCCCTGCCGGAGAATCATCGCACACCGATAAACACGTAAACCACATCAAGCGCATGAATGCGGATCTATTGGAGAAAAATAAGAAACTTGAAGCAAAGATTAAAGAGCTGAATGTTAGATTGCATGATGGTAAGTCGGAGGGTGTGGAATGAAAAGTTTTGATGAGTGGTACAGGGAAGCAAGAAAGGTAAATGACTTTGGTTTTACTGATAAGGATTTTTACGAAGCAGGCGCAGAATCACGGCAGGCTGAGATTGATGAATTGCAAGCAATGTACGAGAAGCAAGGATTGTATGCTTTTGAATTGCAGAAACGGATTGATAAATTAATCCCACTATTGGAAAGGTATAATTACGCAGGTTGGATTAAAATCCTAAAAGGAAACCA